TAACAAAGCTTTGGAACAAATATTAATTTTAATTACACCTATTTTTGTCTTAACACTAAATTAATATGTTAAACACAAGCAATTTATCTCTGTAGCTTTTAGAAAGAGATAAAGGATCAGAGTTCTATAAAGTGGATTAGCTACACCATGATAACTTGGGTTAAAGCCAATTATTCCACATATTGATAATGCTACTAAACTTAGTCATTCTGGTTGGGAGGGAGTGGCACAGGGTTAGCTCTACATATAACAATCACTACCAAACTTGTTTAAATAGGGAACAAACCTAGTAACAGGGTTTGTTCCTATTATTTTAAATTTCTACTTTTAATGCTTGACAATATGACAAATTTTTATTAAATTTATATTAAAGCATTGATTAGGAGGAATATGCAGATACAACATTGGATCTATCTAGGCTTAGCAGCTTATGGATTAATCAGTTTAATAATGACTTTAGCTTGGCTTAGTCTATGGTTAGAGGAAAAGTTATTAACAAGTAAGACAGACTTTATTTCAAGATTAAATAAAGGAGAAGTGTTACATAAAGGAAATATATTCTAATGTGTAAAAAATGTAAAAAAAATAAAGCAACTGAAACTCATAATAATTTTGGAGTTATTAATAATCCTATACATCTTTGTAAAGATTGTGCAATATTATGTGGATTTAGGAAAAAATAAATGTCTTACTTCTATCCTATAGTTAGAAAAACTAAAAATACTTGGGCTTATAAATTCTTATATTGGAATTCTAAAAATCCTAAGTTATTTTTTTATACTATACAGACAGATCAGGGCTTTCAAGTTGCTGAATCAGTAGCTTGGGGAAATTGCACTTTTGATGGATGCAATAAATTAAAATATATTGGAAAAAATAAAATGGAGGTTGAAAATGGCACAAATGCCTAAGTTCCTAGAGGACTATGTAACAGTTGATGAACTCATCAGCAAAATGAATAAAGAATATCCAAACTGCAGATTAGTTTCTGAAATGATGGGATATGGAGATGATTGGGTTATCTTTAAAAGTTCTTTTTTTGAAAATAAAGATGACTTAGAGCCAAAGGCTACAGCTTATGCAAAACAAACAAATAAAGATCATAATTCTTGGTTTGAGATGGCTAACACCAAAGCTAATGGTAGATGTCTTAGAATTGTATTCTCTGAAACTACATTAGCTGAGGAAATGATTGGGATTGTTCCTAGTAAAGATGATGTTGATACAATTCCTGTAAATGACAATAAGTCATCAGATAAGCCGCTTAATCAGGGAGTTAAATACAAATATGAGGGTTATACAAGTAATAAAGAACAAAATATAGATAAATTGCAAAATAAAATTAATTTATTAGAAAAAGATGGATTAGTTGAAGATGTATCTATGAAATTACAAGCTGTAATGGATAATATTAAAGATTTTGCATTGGATTTAACTAATGGAGATTTAGAAAAAGCTAGACAATTATTTGCACAAGCATTGGGAGAAATGGGAATGAATAAAAAGGAAGTAAATATTTCTAATTTACAAACCATTAAAAATAAAATTCAAGACATTATTACATTTTCTAAAACTGAAACTGATGGAGGAGAATAATGTTAGGGATATTTGCTAGATCAAAACCATTAACAAAATTTGAAACTTTATCTTTAGAGAGAAAGACTTTATCACAATTTAAGCAAATTCATTATATTATGGAACTAGAGGGCAAAATATGTTCTCTAGATCCAATATATTCTAATAATGGAAATCTTAGAAAAGCAGTTGCTAGGCTTAATGATGAATATAATTCAGGGATTTATATGGAGAACTGTAATTGTAACAATAAGCAAAGAGCTAAATTAAATAAAAATGGAACACCTAGAGTTCATAAAGCTTATGTAAAAGATTGGGCTTTATAATGTCAGAATTAAGTGATGAATTAAAAGCATTCTGGAATCATCAAATAGATAACAATAATGTTAAAGCTGCTCCATTCTCTGGTTATTGTATGTTTTGCAAAAAAGCAATGACAGAACAAGATCAAGATCATTCTGTTTGCAATACTTGTTGGGATAGTGAAATAGGAGAGGAGGAATAAATGGATTTTTATTTAGTTATTCTTGTTCTTGGTTTAGGAGCTTTGACTTTATGGCTTATATCTGAGGATTATATTTAATGATTGAATTATTTATAGGTTGCTCTTTACTTCTAACTAATGAAATAACTAAGCAATCTATAGATGATTATTTTCTTTGCAATCATTTGCAAGATGTTAAACAATGGTATGGATTAACTCAGCAATATTTTGGAGATGAAACATTAAAAGCTTTAGCAGTTATGAGCTGTGAAAGTGATGGTTATCCAAATGCAATTAATGTTAATAAAGATAATTCTCAGGATCAGGGTTTATTTCAATTTTGGGAAAAAACAACTGAATGGCTAGAAAAAGATATATACAATAAAGATTTAGATATGTTTAATCCTAAAACAAACATAAAAACTGCAGCTTGGTTAGTTAGAAATGATGGTTGGCATCATTGGAATAATAGTAGAAAATGTTGGGGAAAATATGAAAATTAGATATGTCTGTTTATCTTGTGATTTTTTAAAAGATAGAGGAACAATGTTTAGAGGATCTAAGTTTATTTGTTCTGATTGTGATTTGATGTATTGGAGAGAAAATAAAAAATGGAGTAAAGACAGGAGAATATATTATGCAAATATTAGTGCAAAAAGTTCCTAAAAGTGTTTATAGTGATTGGTTATTAAATAAACATTATGCAAAAAGATTATGTTCTGTATCTTATGCTTATGGTTTGTATATAGATGGAATTATTAAAGGAGTTGTTACCTATGGCATGAGCCCATCAGCAGGGTTAGCACAATCTATAGCTGGAGAAAAACACAGGAATTTAGTTTATGAATTAAATAGATTGATTACAGTAAATAATTTAGAAAAAAATGTATTATCACAGTTTGTAACACAATCTTTTAAATTATTACCTAAACCATTAATTATTGTTAGTTTTGCTGATCCAAATTCTGGACATCATGGATATATCTATCAAGCAACTAATTTCATTTACACAGGTGTAAGTTCAAATTCTGTTCAATATGAATATCCAGATGGAAAAGAATTTCATTTTAAGAATTTTAGACATAAAAAACACAGTTCAACTTTTCAAAAAGAAATAAGTAAAAGTAAAAATGAAATTACTAATCAAGACATTATAAAATTTTATAATTTACAAAGAAAAGAAATATTGGGAAAACATAGATATATTTATATTCTTGGATCTAAAAAACAAAGAAAAACAATATTAAAAGATTTTAAATTAAATATATTACCTTATCCTAAAGGAGAAAATAATAATTATGATGTTGAATTTGAAAATATGGATTTACAGTTAAATTTATTTGGATGATATGAAACTTAATCAAAATGGTAGAAGGCAGATTATAAAAGATGAATATGATTTGTTTGATAATAAAGCAAGAAAATCTTGGGAGTTTATTTGTGTTTATATGAATTGGGAGATAGTAAAAAACAAAGAGGACTATTTTGAGGATTATGTTTGTAAGATTAATAAAATTTATTATCCAATGGAACTTCAAGTTGCTGCTTATTGGCATAATCATTCATTAGATAAACTTTCTAATTTCTATATTTCTAAAAGCAAAATAGATCTACTTAGAGGATATGTTTCTAAATATATCAATGTTGAGGCAGGTTGTGTATTTATGAACTGTATTCCTAATAAATTTGCAACTATCAATATAAAAAATATTTCAGATAATTATTTAAACCAAAATGAACAGGGAGAATTTTATTATAAAATACCTATTAATGAAAATATTAATTATTTTGAAACAGATTTAATTGATGATAAATGTGATTGTTTAGATAATCATTTAGAGATAATGCAAAGAAGTAAAGGTAGAATGAAGCATTTAGAACAAGATTACAATATAAGAGGTTTTAATGGAATATGCTGCAGATGATATAAATCTTGGTTATAGAACTGTAATGATGTTTATTAATGATGAACATACCTTAGTTGATAAATTACAAAAAATTAGTGAAGTAAAGCCTAAAGTAGATCCTGTTCAAATATTTTCTAAAAAATTAGCTCATCAGGGAGGTGTTGAGTTTTATATGCTTATGAAATCAATGCCAACATTAGTTAAAATCACAATGAATTATGATGGATCTTTTAACATAGAAACTACAACAGAACTTGGAACAGTTACTGTTAAAGAGGAATCAGCACAAACTTTAACTAATTTTTTGCATATATTTTATATAAATTTAAAACATGATGAGGATCAGTTACTAAATTCAGCTTTAGATCAACATACTTATAGAAAAGCAGCAAAGACAATGCACTACAGGGAATTATTTGGAGATGAACTATAGAGGAACTGAATTTAAAAAGCATCAAAGAGTTAAATTTGTTATTCCTACTGATGAAAGAATAATAGATCCTCAAACAGATAAAGTTCTCTGGAGATATGGAACAATTCAATTTTTTACTAAAAAAACTATTTCAGCTTGGATTTTAGAGGATGGAGCTAAAGAAAATGTTAGAGTTTCATTATTCTGTATTTCTCCTGTAAATTAATGATATGCCAGAAAATAATGGAAATGGCTTAACACAAAAAGAAATGTTAATGCTAGTGCTTGATGGACAAGAGAAAATAAATAAAAGAATAGATGAATTGCATGAAAAAGTTAATGCAAAGTTATCAAAAACAGAGTTTTTTAGCTATATAGGTGTATTACTTTCTCTAGCTTTCCTATTAGCTAACTTAATGTAGGAGAAAAATGAATATAAAATTAAATCCTAGCCAATTACTTCAGGCAGGAATATTAGCTTTAGTTAGTTGGTTGTTTAAAACAGTTAATGAACTTCAATCTTTAGTAGCTGTTTATATGGTGCAAATAAATAAATTAGAACAAAATGTAGTAGATTTGGCTATGAGAGAAAAAGAATTAAATATGGCTTTAACAGAGGTTTTAATAAAGCTTGGTGGTAATTAATGGCTAAATATATTGCAATTAATACAAATAACATCAGATTAAATCTAAATAAAGGAAACTATGATTTGCCTGTGTTTGAAGTAACTAATGAGCAGGGAGAAAAAGAATTACTTAATGCTAAACATATAGAGCTAATGGGTAATGCAAAGCTTAAATATAACTTAGTTAAAGAGGAAAATCCTAATGATGCACAAGTTTGGCTAGAAGTTGATGATATTAAAGTTAAAAAACAATGTTTTAAAGAAAAAGTTAATAATACTTGGGTTAATGTTTGTAACTGCAAACATGGAGATAATTCTCACAATTAAGTTATAATTTATCTATGGATTATATTGATGATATGTCTTTAGCTTTGCCTAATCAACAACAAGTAGGTGAAAGTAATTCTGATTTTAAAAGATTTCAATATTATTTAGGTTTAGGGGCTTCTAGATCTTATGAAAAAGTTTCCAAAAATTTCACTATTACAGACAGGAGAGTTAAACAAATAGCTGCTAAAAATCAATGGCAGGACAGAATAAAAGCTATCAATAGAATGCTTAATGAGCAGATAGTTAATGAAGTTTTAGCTCAAGTTGGAGAAACTGCTAGAGATTTAGCTGATGAATTAAAACCATTAATTTTTAAAATAATAAATGAAATAAATGAAAGAGATTTAGCTTCTATGAATCCTACAGAACTTAAAGGATTGTTAGATATTTGTTACAAGATGATTTCTCAGATTTATGGACTAGGAAATCCACAAGTTCAAGTAACACAAATAGAATATCCTCAAATAAAGTTCAAATGGGATTGGGAGCAAGATGATGACACAGATTATTGAAGCAACTCCACCAGATCTACATTCTGGACAAAAAGAACTTATAAAAGCATTAGATGAAAATAGATTTGTTATTGCTATATGTGGAAGAAGATGGGGAAAAACTACAGCTAGTTTAACTTGTGCTATAGATCAAGCTCTTAAAGGTTTAAAAGTATGGGTTATATTTCCTGTTTATCCTCAAGCTTTAGAAAGTTGGTTAAATTTAAAATCTTTAGTTAGACAGTTACCAGAAGAATATTATGAAATTAGAGAAGTAGAAAAAAGAATAGTTTTAAAGAATGGAGGAACTATTCAGATTAAATCAGCTAATAAACCAGAAACTTTAAGAGGAGCAGGTGGTATTTCTTTAATTATCTTTGATGAAGCTGCTTATATGGATAAAGAAACATGGGAAACAGTAAGACCTATATTATCTGATTCATTAGGTAAAGGACTATTTGTATCAACTCCAAATGGAATGAATTGGCTTTATACATTATTTGAGAATGCTAAATTAAGAAAAGATTGGAAGATAATGCACTATCCAACAGAATCTAATCCAAATATAAACATTGATGAACTAGCACAAGCAAGAGAGGAATTAGGCTCATTAGTTTATGCTCAAGAGTTTTTAGCAGAATTTACTGAGGTAGGACACATGTTTAAAAGAGAGTGGTTTAAATATTATGATGTTATTGATGGAGATGATCCAGAATATATCTTAGGAGATGAAGTAGTTAAGCATTCAGAACTTTCTATCTTTGGCACTATGGACACAGCTTTGAGTATTAAAGAAACTGCTGATTATTCTGTAATAATGGCAGTTGGATCTACTCCTAGTGGTAAGCTATTAATAATGGACATATTCAGGGACAGATTAGAAGCTCCTGATTTACTCCCAAAGATAGAAGCAATGATTACTAAATGGAACATGTCTTGGTTGGGAGTTGAAGATGCTTCTTTTGGACTTGGAATTATTCAGATGGCTAGGAGACAGGGTTTGCCAATAAAAAACCTAAAGGCAGATAAATCAAAAACTGCTAGATCAGTTCCTGCTGCAGCAGGAGTTGAAAATGGCTCTATATGGTTTTTGAAAAATGCTAAATGGCTTGTAGAATTTGAAAGAGAATTAACTAGCTTTCCATCCTCTGGATCTCATGATGATATGGTGGATGCTCTAGCTTATGCAGCTAGATTTGGAATAGTTAGAAAAACAACATGGAGTGTAACTTAATTGGGTTTAGCAGATAACATTAGAGGCTTTTTTAGAAGTCAATCAATACCAACAGAACAAAAAACTTATAATAATTTTCCAACATCACAGATAGTATTTCCATTTAATTCAGATGTAGGTTTCTTTAGTGGTGTAAATCAAATGTCTCCAGAGGGTAACTCTGCAGCTTTAGCTTGTTTAAATGTTCTAGGTACAGCATTTAGTGAGCCACCATTAGAAGTTTATGTAAAGACAGATAAGGGATTGGAATTAATACAAGACCATCCTGCAAGTCAATTAATAGCTAATCCTAATCCAAATATGTCAGCTAACTTAATGAATAATTATATTGTTACATCTGTTGCTGTATCAGGAGATGCTTTTATCTTAAAACTAAGAAATGATGCAGGACAAGTAGTTCAATTAGTTCCACTTCTACCAGAGATGGTTGAGGTTAAAGGAAACAATGAACAATTAATTACTAAATATCAATATAAACAAAAAGGCAACACTTTAGAGATTTTGCCAGAAGATATGATACATCTTAGAGAAAGAATAGATCCTAGAAATCACAGGAGAGGATTAGCTCCTCTTAGATCAGTTATGGTTGAAATATTAGGAGATGCTGCAGCTTCTCAAATGGGAGCAGCATTAGTTAAAAATACAGGTGTTCCATCAGTTGTTATATCTCCAAAAAATGATTTATCAATGACAAGTGATGAAGCTGAAAATATAGCAGAAGTATTTGGAAGAAGATTTGGAGGAGAGAATAGGGGCAGACCATTAGTTATATCTGGTGGAGAAGTTGATATTAAAACTCTTTCTTTTTCTCCTAAAGAATTAGAGATTGGACAACTTAGATATATTAATGAGGAAAGAATATCTGCTGTTTTAGGTGTTCCTGCAATATTAGCAGGACTTGGAGCAGGATTAGCTAGAGCAACTTATTCTAATGCTAAAGAGTTAAGAGAGTTCTTTACAGAACAAAAACTAATTCCAATGTGGAATCACTTTGCTAATGAATTTACTAAACAATTATTAAGAAAAGATTTTGAGGATAATCCTGCTTATTTATTCAAATATGATATTTCAGATGTTAGAGCTTTATCTCAAGATGAGGATGCTGAGATGCAAAGAATTGTTCAGGGTTTTAATGCAGGTTTCATAACTGTTAATGAAGCAAGACAAGCAACACAGTTTCCTGCACTTGATAATGGAGATTACTTTGTTAGAAATATGCAGATAGCTGAAGTTCCTGTAGATGGATCAGAAGTAACAATGTATCATTCAGAGCCAATGCAATATGCTTCAGGAATTATTGATAGCAAAGAAGCTATGATTATAGATTTAGTTGAAAAAGTAATTATTGAACAAGATGGGCAATACTGTGTTTATTCAGAGGATGGAGATAGATCTTTTGGTTGTTATGACACTATGGAAGAAGCTGAGGAGAGATTAGCTCAAATAGAATCTTTTGCTGATGATGATAAGTATGGCAAACCTAAAAAACCTAAGAAACCAAAGAAAGATAATAAAGCTGTAGAGAATGTTCCAGATTATATACAGAAAAATGCTGCTAGAGGATTAGAACTACTTGAATATGCAGGATCTGGATTAACAGATAAAACAAAGAGAGAAGCCAGAGATATGGCTAATGGCAAGATTTCAGATAACAAAGTTGTAAGAATGGCTGCTTGGTTTGCTAGACATGAGGGAGATTTAGACTCAGAGGATGCAGATGCTTATTTATCAGGAGATAGTGATAGACCAACAGCAGGGCAGGTAGCTTGGTTGTTATGGGGTGGAGATTTATCTAAATCTAACAAGATGAGAGCTTTTAATTGGGCTATTAAAGAAGCTGAAAAAGTTAAAGAGGAAAAGTCTATTGAATTTTCTCTACATGGTTGGGAGGAGCCAACAACTAAATTCTTAGGACTACCAACAGTTAAACATTATAGAACTGAGGTAGAAAAGAAAGAGTTATGGAAAGCTATAGATAATCTTGAAAATAAATGGATGGAGTTTATGTCTGGTGTCTATGTTAAGGAATTAAATAGACAAAGGAGAGGTTTATCTAATGTAGCTAAAGCATCAAATGATACACAAACATTAGAAACTAATATTGATTTATTTTTACAAAGCTCTAAGTTTGATAAAGAATTATTACCATTGTTCTATTCTTTGGCAGATGATATGTCAGTAAGAACTTGGGATAACTTATTTCCTGCAAATGATAACTTTAAAGCAGCAGATCCTGTTGATTTAGGAGTATCTATACCAGAAGAACAAGCAATTAGAACTGTATTTGAGGAATTAGCAACATTATTACCTGCAGGAAGAACATTAAAGAAAATTGTTGATAATGGTTTTTATAGAGGACAGAGAGAAGTTCCTGCAGCAGTTCAATCAGTCTTTCAAGATGGACAAGCAGCAAGTTTTATACAAGAGAATGCTAAGAGAGTTATGAATGACTTAAATGCAACAACAAAGAAAAGAATAGCCAAAGTTATTACTGATACATTAAAAGAGTTTGAGGAGTTAGGAATTGTTGCTCCTATTGCAGGAACAGTTGAGGGAGAAAAATTCTTTAATCAATTAGCAAAGAATATTAATACTGTTCTTGGTGGGCAATCACTAGGTAGAGCTAAAAATATATCTAGAACAGAAGTTGGTAAGGTTAGTTCTTGGAGTCAAGAAAGATCTGCTAAAGCTACAGGTAAGAGATTAGAAAAAGAATGGGTATCTAGGAGAGATGGGATTGTTAGAGAAGCTCATTTTGAATTGGACAATCAAAGAATTCCTATGGATAGCTTTTATCTGTATAATGGGATTAAATTAGATAGACCTAGAGATCCAAATGCTCCTATAGGTTTAATAGCTAATTGTAGATGCACACAAGCTTATATAGAGGTAATAGATGAGTGAAATAAAAAGACCAGAAAATCTTTCTTTCAAGAATGCTCCAATTGAGCTTAAAGAAGATGGAGATACAAGATACATTGAAGCAGTTTTTTCATTATTTGATGTAATTGATAGTGATAATGATGTAACTAAAGCCAATGCTCTTAGATCAGGATATACAGGGAACAAAGTTCCATTAGTCTGGAATCATGATTGGAGTAAAGTTATTGGCAGAGGAATTATTGAAACAGATAATCAAAAAGCTGTTTTTAAGGGTTACTTCTTAAATACTGAAGCAGGTAAAGAAGCTTATGAAACTGTTAAAGCAATGCAAGATATGCAGCAATTCAGTTATGGATTTCAAGTTTTAAAATCTAGTAAAGGAACACATATTGATTCTAAAGGACAAGAAGTTCCTGTAAGAATACTAGAAGATGTTAAAGTATGGGAGGTTTCTCCTGTGCTAGTAGGTGCTCAACAGAATAGCTTTGTTCAAGCACTTAAATCAGGTTTAGAGCCTGTAGATGAAGAAATAAAAGCAGAAATGCAATTAGAATCTACAGAGCCAAAGGTTTCAAGCAAAGATGATGCAAGTATCATTAGTTCATCCCAACAGGGCATGAGGCTTGGAGAACAAGCTGTGGCTTCTCTTGAGGAGTTAAAGGCTTTCACAGAGAGAATAGAGGATCTAGCTTCTCTTAGAAACTCTGAAAAAAAGACATTAAGCTCAAAATCTACAGAGATGATTAAAACATACTTAGCAGGACTAAATGCACTTTATATAAAGTTGGATGATGTCTTAGCTCAATATGGATATGATCCTGTTAAAGATGATGAGTTATTTTTAGAAGTTCATAAGAACTTATTAGAAAATAGTTAATAAAGGAGAAAAATTGGCTACATTAAAAGAAATGAGAGCAGAAAAAGCTCTTAAATCAGAAGAATTAGCAAGAATATTTGACTCTGTAAAAGATATGTCTGAACTTTCTTCAGATCAAAAAGAAGAAATAAAGAGAAGAAATCAAGAATTAGCAGAGCTTGGAGATTCAATTACTGAACTTCAATCTTATGAGGAAATGAGAAAATCCAATGTTGATAATCTTGAAGCTTCAAAAAAAGTTTCTGGAATGCCTGTATATGGAGAGCCAGAAGTTGAAGCTCCAAAATCAATAGGACAACAATTCTTAGAATCAGCTGCTTATAAAGGATTTGTGGATCATGGACAAAAAAATATTCCATTTGAAGCTAAAACAACTGTTACAACTTCAGTATGGACAAGAGATACTGTTTATCAACAAGTAATCTCAGCTTTAGAGCCAAATCCAAATCCTGTATTAGACTTGATTGATTCAATCAATACAGATCAAACAACTTACTATTTCTTAAAAGAAACAGCTACAAATAATGCTGTAGAAACTGCTGAGGGATCAGCTTCAGGAGAGGATGCTTTCAGCTATACTGCTGTAACTGCTCCTGTAAGAAAATTCATCACAACTTTGCCTATTACAGCAGAGTTGCTTGAAGATCAAGCAGGTGCAAGAGCATATTTTGATGGCAGATTAGCAAACCATGTCATGCAAAGACTTGAAAAAGAAGTCATTAATGGAGATGGTGCAGGATCTAATATCACAGGTATTTTAAATACTTCTGGTATTAATACAATCACTTATGATGCTATGACTTATCCAGCAACTGTTGGTGGCAAACTAAGAACAATCTTAGAAGCTATCAAAGATTGTGAAGTTAATGGTTTCTTAAGCCCAGATGCTATTATTATGGCACCTGCAGGATATGAAGCATTAGCAGGACAAGTTGATGGAAACAACAACTTCATGCTAGGAGCTTCTGCATTTGCAGGAAGCCCAACTATCTGGGGATTACCTGTTGTTAAGTCATCTCAAATTGGTGGTGCTGTAAGCTCATCAGTAGATGTTCTTGTAGGTAAATTTGGTGGATCTTTAGCTATAAACCATGTATTTAGAAGAGGAATGGAATTATTAATTTCTGATTCTGCTAAAGATGGAGATTTTGGCAAAGATATATTAACTGTTAAAGCATCTTTAAGATATGCTTTGGCTGTTTATAAACCACAAGCATTTACTTCAATAGCAAGTATTGAATAAATAATTTATGTCTAAGCAGAGCCACACTTTTGTTATGACAACTCAGGTTGTTGGCTCTGCTTGGGATAATTTGGAGAATCAAAAAAATATGAAATTAGTAGAAAAATTAGAGGATAAAGTCTGGAAAGATAAAGAAACAGGAAAACTAAAGCAGGGAGCTAATCCTCCATTTGCTAAAGCTGTTCTTGTTGCAGGTATGGGAGAGCCAATTCCTGCTGAACTAGATAAAAAAGTTCTAAAGAAAAAAATAGAAAATAAAGCTGTAAAAAAATCAGAGGATAAATAATCTAAATGGCTCATACTCAGTATGTTGATAAAGCAGATGTTAAGACTTGGCTAGGACTTAGTGGAACAGCTCAAGATACAAACATTGATATTGCTATAAATGCTGCTTGTAGAGCCATTGATGATTT